CTACCAGCTAACTGCTGCTGAGACGGCTATTTATCCTGGCAATGGCGAGGCCACAACGGAAGCCATCGGATACACCATTCTGGGCCTTGTAGGCGAAGCTGGTGAAATCGCGAACGGATTCAAGAAGTCAATCCGTGACGAAAACGGTGTTGTGACAGCAGAAAAGGCACAGGCGCTGGCAGCAGAACTTGGAGATGTTCTTTGGTACGTTGCCAACTTGGCCAGCGAGCTTGGATATCCTCTTGAGCTAATCGCAAAGAAGAATCTACAGAAGCTCAAGTCTCGTCAGGCTCGTGGCATAATTTCAGGTAGCGGAGATAACCGCTAGATGCTAGAATAGAGCATGAGCACCGAAGCATATTTCCTCCGTGGAATCGAAGACGAACACCTTCTGGTATTCCGAGGCGATGACGCGGAGGAAATTTTGTTTATCATTGCGCGGTTGGCCGCCTGCCGCGATAAAAAAATAAAGGCAATGGCAAGAAAACTTGAAGAGGAATGGAATAAACTAAACTATGGAAATAGAAGAGGAGATTCTAGCCAAACTAAGTCCAAAGGTACTGGCACGCGCTAAGATGGCTTCTCAGGTAGAACTTATGAGACAGCCTACAGCAAGCACAGGACTCAATGCAGCACTAAGGGGCGGTATTGGATATGGTCGTCAGACACTAGTTTGGGGAAGTAAGTCAGCAGGTAAGTCAACCTTCTGTCTTAGCACAATCGGAATTGCACAAGCGGCCGGTAAGAGAGCGGCATTCATTGATTCAGAACAGTCATTCGACCCTGTATGGGCAGAAAGACTAGGAGTCAATACAAAGAAGCTCATCTATACCGACGTAAAGACCATCGAAGATATGGTCGGCGCTGGCGTAGAATTTATGAAGGCTGGTGTAGATATTTGCACCGTAGACTCAATCTCAGCTCTGCTGTCATCAGCCTACTTTGAGAAGGACAAGAAGGGCGATGAACTAAAGGAGCTGTCAGGAACAAAGCAGATTGGTTCTGAAGCACGTGAACTGGCCAATGGCGTAAAGATGCTCAACTATGCCAATAAGCAGACTGCTCTGATTCTCATCTCTCAGGTGCGTAACAAGATTACCACTTATGGAGCAATGCATCAGGCAACTGGTGGACACGCAGTCGACTTCTTCAGCAGCACTGTAGTGAAGCTATGGAGTTCTGCCAGAGAAGCAGACCAGATTCAGGGTGAAGTATTCAACGGTGACCTTGTACTGAAGGAGCCTATTGGTCGTGAGGTCAATTGGACAATCGACAAGAACAAGCTAGGTCCACCAAATAAGACAGGAAAGTACAACCTCTTCTATGATGGCGAATTCATCGGCATCGACAACATCGGTGAAGCCGTAGACCTTGGTGTTGCATTCGGTATTGTCAATAAGTCAGGAAACTGGCTGACATACGAAGACCTCAAGGTGAACGGTAAGGACAGTTTCTCCATTCAGCTCAGACAGAATCCAGAATTGGCAGAAAAGCTGGTAAAGGAAGTAGAAGCCAGATGAAAAACCCATTTATGGAGCAGCCGCAGAAGCCTGTTGATGAGGCACCGAAAGGTGTCCTCATCGCAGTCTCAGCCAACTGTATGATATGCGATGAGCAGTGTGACGAGGCAGAATATTTCCCGGTAGAGAAGGTTCTTGTCTGGTACTGTAAGGATGAACACAAGTCATTGATTGAAAACTTTTCCCTAGGAGCGATGTGACAGAGCTTAATGAAATTAAAAGAGACGGAGCAAAGCCTCAAAAGAACTCCGGTCGTGGACAGTTTCAAAAGGGAGATGCTACACTAGGACCCTTCTGTTACGACATCAAGGAGTATGGCAAGTCTTTCAGTGTTTCTCAGGCAGTCTGGGGCAAGATTTGCACAGACGCCTTCAGGTCTGGTAACATGGTTCCTGCACTCAAGTTGGTTCTTGGTGCAGGAGACAGGAAAACTCGCGTCTGGGTAATCGGCGACGAGATGTTCAAGGAAATGCTAGAAGCATGGGAGGAAAAGCATGGCGAACCTAGTGAGGGTTGAGTATGTCCGTCGGACAACTGGTGGATGGCTCATGTACAAGAAGTATGACAACGACAGTGAGCTTGCTGGTCCCGTCAGTCGAGAAGAAGTCGAAGCAATGATTGCGGAGATGTTTGATGAGCAATGACATGACACCTCTGGAACATATTTCCAGAATTGGTGAGTTCCAGGAACTTCATGATTTCATGGAAGACCCGGAACTAGATGAGGCTATGGGTATCATGGTTAAGCTTATGGTCAATCCAAATCTGAAGCCAGAAACCAATCAGCGTCTGATTGTACAGCTACAGGCATACGCTGCAAAGTTTGCTATGCTCGCCTCAATCTATTCAACGATTAAGAAGGCACCTGCTGGCAGTCCAAACAACTACAAAAAGAATATCTACTACACAACCGCTGAGTCCATTGACAAGTTGGTCCAGGCATTGAAGTACACTTTCAAACTGCCTTACTGATGTGATACAATGATAATCACTAAGAGAAACGGAAACTAAAAACATGTCTGATGGACTAAAGCGAATTAGCAGTCTGGGGAAGCGAGGCGGCTTCGATACAGCAAAACTGCTGCAAACACTCGAAGACGCCTACATTGGCTCCCGACAGACTTCAAGATATTCCAAGAAGGTCTCATTCAGTCCGTCCTCTCTTGGCTATGGTGCCGGTACCTGTCCTAGGTACTGGTATCTGGCTTTTGAGGGCGGAACGTTTGTTGATACCTTTAGTGGACTGAATGTCGCCAATATGGCAAATGGAACAGCAGCACATACACGTATCGAAAAGCTATTTGGCGATGCAGGTATTCTGGTCGAAGCAGAGCGTGAAGTAACAAACGAGAATCCTCCAATCAGGGGATTCGTTGACGTTATTGTAAAGTTCGATGGTGAAGAGATGACTGGAGAGTTCAAGACAACTCGACAGGAATCATATGTCCATCGTGAGGCAAATGGCACCGCCATTGATTATCACAAGGTTCAGGTGCTTATCTATATGCGCCTGCTCGGTCACAAGAACGGCTTTGTGCTTTACGAGAACAAGAATACTCAGGAACTATTCCTGGTCCCAATCAAGATGGATGAAGCAAACACTGAATATACAGACTATCTGTTCCAGTGGATGCGTGAAACCAGAGAACTTTGGGAAAATAAGACTCTGCCCACCCGACCATTTACTCAGAAGAACAAGGCGTGCAAGTCATGCGCGCTATTCAATGTGTGTTGGAACGAATCTCCAGAAGGCGACATTACTAAGGCACCATTGGAGGTGAAGAAGTAATTGATTTGCGCCTATGGAGAATGCGGTAACATGTTTGAGCCCAAGACTCATAATCAGAAGTTTTGCAGCTCAGCATGTTGCCGTAAGGCGACCAACGCAAGAATCATGGAGAAGTATTACGCCCGAAGAGCACGACAGAAGGGGATTGTCAGAAAGTGCTCAGGGTGCCCCACAGTGCTCTCCAGATACAACAGCTCAGACAGATGTGAGGGCTGTAAAGCGGAGCAGCGCCGGAAGGAACGTGTACAGCTATTGGAGTTGATTGACAGTGTCTCTGTCTGATATTCATAAGACAAAGGCTCAGAGAGTCATGGGAATCGACTGCTCAACCAAATCCATAGCATTTACCTTGTTTGAGGATGAGAAGTTCCTCAAGTGTGGAGAAGTTTTTTTCACTGGAGCGACAGTTTTTGAAAGGGTGCATGATGCGAACGTAAAAACCCTAGCACTCTTCGACAGCTTTTCTCCTGACTTTGTTGCAATTGAAGCAGCCATTATGGTTCGAAGTACATCAGTCGCAATTAAGATGGCTTATGTGTTTGGTGCCGTGATTGCTGCTCTCTTGAAAAAGGGAGCGATAGTAATTGAAGTGCCGCCTATTTCATGGCAATCATTCATTGGCAACAAGATTCTCTCACCGACCGAGAAGAATGCTATAAAGAAGGAGTTTCCAGGAAAGTCTGCAAGCTGGTATCAGAACAAGGGCAGGCAGATAAGGAAGCAGAGAACCATTGACTTCGCCAAAAGAGATTTTGGCATTGAGCTTGAAAGTGATAACGTAGCTGACTCATTGGGCATTGCCTGGTGGGCAGTAAAGAATAAAACTAGAAGGAGTTAAGCATGATTGTTGCGGGAACAGGTCACAGAGAATTGAGGGACCGCGACTGGATTGCTGCGCAAACTGAAAGGGCCCTCATTGATTTGGGGGCCTCTTTGGTTTATGTCGGCATGGCGTCTGGTTTCGACCTGCTATTGGCTAAAACAGCTTGGGGTCTGGGTATCCCATTCATTGCTACAAAGCCCTGGAAGGGTCACAAGCCTCGTAACGCTGACGTATACGACTATGGCAGAGCACTTCAGTTGGCAGAGGATGTTGTTGACGTAACAGACTTCAGCGACTATCCTGGTGCATGGGTATATGATGTTCGCAACCGATACATGGTTGACAAGGCAGACCATGTTCTTGGCCTGCTGGAACCAGGAAAAAGGGGCGGCACGTATAATTGCCTCACCTATGCAATGAATGAACTGAAGCCAATCAGTATCATCGACCCTTTGATGAAGGAGGTCAGATATGGCTGGTCCGAAACTGTATCAGAGTAAGGCTTGGCTGCAAGAGAAGTACAGAACGATGAACGCAGCTCAAATCGCAGCTCTTTGCGGTGTCACTGAGATGACGATTACTCGTTATCTTGAGAAGCACGGCATCGTTCGTAGACGTAGCCGCTAGTCTGTGCTATGCTGCGTCTATGATAAAAATTGGCATGATGGGTGCTCATGGGACAGGGAAGACTTCAATGGCTCAGGCCATGCTGGACGGACCGTTTAGTAGTTTTTCCCTGGTCCCATCAACGGCCCGGCAGATAAAAGCATATGGCTATCCAATCAACAGAGAAGCCACAGAACTAAGTCAGATTCTCGTTCCACTGCTTCGTATGGTAGATGAAGCAGAAGCTTTTACAAATCAGCACAATCGAATGTACAAGCAGGGACTTATTTCAGACCGAACTCTCGTTGACTCTCTTGCCTACACAATGTATCAGAATTTGCATGTGTGGGAAAGCGGAGACCTCATCGAGAATGTGACAATGCGTCTTGCTCAGATGCACATCAATACGTACAATGTTCTTCTGTATTTCCCAATCTACTGGGACAATGTAGATGATGGAGTACGAGACCCTGACGAGCAATACCGTCGAGATATCGACAACAACATCAAAACAATTCTGGAGCTTCTTGGCATCAACTATTACACAGTTCCCAATGTCACTCCAGAGATAAGGGCAGACTGGTTGGTTCAGAGAATTTACCGAGCAGACGAAGAAAATGCCCAGCGCTGGATGGAAGTCTTCCAGGGCATGCTATAATTATCTTGAAAGTGAGGAGATATAATGGGAACACCGACACGCCGTCGTCGAGGCGAAAAGAATCCTGATGCCTGGTGGCAAGGAGCCTATGCCGGAATCCCACACATCATCGCTTCATATGAATTTGAGATTGACGGAGACAGCATTCTTCCCAAGTCACTCATCAAGTTCAAGAATACGCGAGGTTCATTCAAGTTCCGATGTGTGGCTACAAATGTAAAGACTGGCAAGACCTGGATTGACTGTATCAATGCAGACACAGGTGAATGGAAGTCTTTCTATGTGGAAAAGCTGAAGGGACTTGTAAAGCCAAGGCGTCCACGTAGAAGGAGAGCAGTTGCCCAAAGAGCTTGATACGCTGGACCATATTGAAGACCTCAATAAGGTTGTAACAGCGCACCTAAAGGGCGACAATGCTACTGCCATTGCCCGGAATACGGGAATGAAGCGCGCTCAGGTGCTCGAATACATTGAAGAGTGGAAGGCGCTCGCTCAGAACAATAAGACAATCCAGGCCAGGGCCTCTGAAGCTCTTACAGGCATGGATGAGCATTACTCCATGATTATCAGAGAACTCTGGGGAGTCCTAGAGGAAGCTGATATGAACAACGACCTCAAGACCAAGACATCTGTCCTGAACAGTCTTGCGAGCGTTGAAGGAAAGCGAGTTGACCTTTTGCAGAAGGCTGGTCTGTTGGACAATCAGCAGATTGGCGATGAGGTCATCGAGATGGAGCGTAAGCATCAAGTCTTGATTGAAATTCTGCGCGAAGTGACTTCAGAGTGTCCTCACTGTAAGGTTGAGGTAGCAAGAAGGCTCAGCAGAGTAACCGGCCAGACAGAAACCATTGTCGTTAAATGATTAAATCCCTTCATGATATACTTTATATCAATGAAGGGATTTAGTTTTGTCTAGTGATTTCGCTGAGTTCTTCAATGCATTGTCAGACGACGACTTTGAAGAGATACCAGTCGATATTGAAGTCTTCACTCAAAGTGAAGACTATCTTGGCATGCCGCATTTGTCTGAGTATCAGTACCAGCTTATCCGGGCATCAAGTCAAATTTATAAGCACAGCACATTGCACAATCTGTACGATGCAGAAAAGGCGGAAAAGAGATGGAAGGAGACATGTAACGAAGTCATTGCATGTCTTGGCAAGGGTAGCGGTAAAGACTTTACGTCAACCATTGCATGTAGCTATATCGTCTATCTGCTGCTGTGTCTGCGTAATCCTGCAAAATACTTTGGAAAGCCCAATGGAGACTCCATTGATATTCTGAACATCGCTGTCAATGCAGCACAAGCCAACAACGTCTTCTTCAAGGGCTTCAAGAGCAGGATTGAAGAGTCACCATGGTTTGTAGGAAAGTTCACCACGAAGGCAGGTCACATTGCTTTCGACAAAAACATCAACGTCTACTCAGGCCACTCAGAGCGAGAGGCTTGGGAGGGCTACAACCTTATCTACTGCGTGCTTGACGAGATTTCTGGTTTTGCGCTAGACTCCACATCAGGCAACGAACAGGCCAAGACGGCTGACGCAGTCTACAAGATGTATCGAGCATCAGTTGACTCCCGATTCCCGACAGAAGGCAAGCTAGTTCTTCTGTCATTCCCTCGATTCAAGAACGACTTTATCTCTCAGAGATATGAGGCCGTTGTTGCTGAGAAGGATATTGTAGAACGCACTCATGTATTCAAGTTGGACCCTGACCTACCGGACGAGGTTGAAGAAAACAAGTTTTCAATCCGGTGGGAAGAGGACCACATTATTTCCTATAATGTGCCCAGAGTCTTTGCTCTGAAGCGTCCTACCTGGGAAGTCAACCCAACTCGTAAGATTGAAGACTTTACCACTGCATTCTTTACAGACCCAATCGATGCACTCTCCCGATTTGCCTGTATGCCACCTGACGCTATTGACGCATTCTTCAAGGACCGTGAGAAGGTGGAAGCTGTTTTTGTCAGACCTAACGGTGTTGATGAGGATGGTGCATATCGGGCAGACTTTACACCGAAGGAAGGTGTGCGCTACTATGTACACGTAGACCTTGCGCAGAAGCACGACCACTGTGCTGTAGCACTTGCGCATGTTGAAAAATTTGTACAGAAAAAGATTGGTGGTCAGATTAATGAGGTGCTTCCTTATGTAATCGTTGATGCCGTCCGCTGGTGGACACCAAAGCCCGGCAAGGACATTGACTTTGCCGATGTAAGAGACTATATTACAGGACTGAAGAGAAGAGGTTTCGACCTAAAGCTCGTTACCTTTGACCGTTGGAATTCCAACGACCAAATCAAGTACCTTCGTGGTGCTGGAATCAATTCTGAAATTCTGTCTGTTGCAAAGAAACACTATGAAGACTTGAGCTGGGTTGTCTATGACCAGAGAATTCTAGGTCCAGACATCCCACTGCTCAGGAAAGAACTGTTGCAGCTACGTATCACTCCAAGCGACAAGATTGACCACCCTAGAACAGGG